CACTACTTAAAAAAACTACTTTAATTGGTTTAAAAAAACATACATTATTATCCACCTTTCATTGGGAAGTGAGAAAAGGTAGTGAATTAGAAAATATATTATATGTTTGTAAAGAAGATACTTCTGTAGACGAAATTATTTATCAATATGGTTTTCTGAAAAAATTAAATATTATTAAATCTTTAAAAGTTATTAAAGAATTAAGGCCATTTCAACAACATATTATTAATTTATTATCATTAAAAGACGATAGAAAAATTCACTGGGTGTATGATCCTCAAGGTGGTATGGGAAAAACAAGTATTATGAAATATATAGATTATTATTATAATGCTATTTGTTGTTCAAGTGGTAAAGATAGTGATATATATAATTTATTTTGGAATTATATAGACGAAGATAAAAAAAATGTATTATTATTAAATAATTTAGATTGTTTTATTTATAATGTAGCCCGTAATCATACTTTTAAACAGTATACTTTATTGGAAAATATTAAAGATGGTTTTTTAACAAATTCAAAATTTAAATGTGGAACTATGAACTTTAATAGCCCTGTTGTTATTATATTAGCTAATCATTTACCCGAAGAAGCCGCAATGACTGTAGACCGTTGGAACATAATATATATATAATTACGATCCACATTTCATCGGTCCGTCGACAATAATTAAAAATTGAAAAAAAGGAAACCTTTATTTTTTCATTTTTAATCGTCTCCTCCTAATCCTCGAAAGGATCTTTGAGCGGCAAGCAGAGCTTGATTACCTTTCTGGATTAGGATACGTCTTCGGTGAACGGGAGACCCGTAAAACCCCATTTTTATTAATTTTATTAAGCCCTTTATGCGGCAGGTGGGAACCACTACACACTATGATCTTTAAGCATCTTCATATTCTATTACTATATTATATTGTATACGTGCTGGTAGCTGTGTAGCGATATATGCTGATCCATTCGCAGGAATAGCCTGAAAAAAGAAAAATAAATTATTACCAGTCGTAGTCGAAGATGCATCATTAAACTTCATATTAACTGGACAAAATCTTGTTATATCCATACGTTTTACAACACTTAATTTAAAATCATTATTAGTAAATCCTTGATAAGCAGCAGAAACACCAGTTCCATTATTACTTGAAAAACCCAATTTATGTGTCCACATTTTTTTAATATCCCAATTATCGTAATTAATAGTACTACATAAATCAATTAATGTAGACGTTGGCGCTAAAGCCGTAGAACCAGATTGAAATAATAAATTAATATCAGTAGCTTGAGGAAGAACTCCTCTATACTGTTTCACATTACCTAAAAACAACTGAACTATAAATGGTATTGTATTAACATTAGATATTGCGTCATATGGTAATGGATATAACGCATAATTTAAATAAACTTTTTTAGTTTTTACAACATTACCAATTCTATTATTTTGTAAAACTCCTTGCGGAATTGAAATATAACCAGTATAAGGTAAAATAGGTCTTATATCCAAAAACGGATCATTCAAAATACTTCCAAACGAAGTGTATGTCTGTGAATCCACTTGTTTATTTTCAATATCCTTAGCTATTACTTGTTTAATATATTTCTTAATATTTAAACTAACTTTTTTAACTGTTTTTTTCTTGTATACTCTTTTCTTCAATCTAAACTTTCTTTTCAATGGAGCCATTATAATATATACTATAGATTATTTTTTTTCTATAGCATTAATTATGGGAAAGAAAAAAGCTGTAGCAAAGAAAGCACTGGTAGCTCCTGAGTTAGGTAATACTGAAACTCAGTCGCATAGTCAACATATAAATTGGTGTTTTACTTATAATAATTATGCACTTGATGAACTTATAGCATTAGAACTATTGTTAAAAGAATTATGTAAATGTTATGCATTTAAAAAAGAGGTTGGGAAATGTGGAACCAAACATCTTCAAGGATTCATAACACTACTTAAAAAAACTACTTTAATTGGTTTAAAAAAACATACATTATTATCCACCTTTCATTGGGAAGTGAGAAAAGGTAGTGAATTAGAAAATATATTATATGTTTGTAAAGAAGATACTT